CAACGAGGGTGTTGTTGCCGGGCTTCAGGGTCAGCCGAGATAGGCCGGGGTAGGCCTGGTTGGTGATGCGCTGCGAGCCGGCGCCGATGGAGTAGGTGAGGTTGACGTCTTGGGTGGGGGCGTCGCCTACGACATTGACTACGGACGTCCCGGCAAGGGCGGTGCCCGAGGTGTAGGCGGCCTCGTACCAGTAGCCGTCCATGAGCATGACGTCGAAGGCGACTCGGGCGACCCGGTTCGACAGCTGCTCGCTGGACTCGAGGCCGCCCAGGTAGCGGGCCGTGGCCGTGTGCGTCACCGTCGTGGGCGTGCCCGTGGTGTCCAGCGTGCGAGACATCGTGAACGTGTCCCCACCATTGAGCACCAAGGACGCGAGCGACTTGAGGTTTGCCTGCATGGCGGCCCTGGTCGTGCCGGCGATGATGCCGCCGAACGTGACCACCCTGGGCCCCCACCAGGGGGTAGCGGCAATGGCGCCGGTGCGGCCCGGCACGGTGTAGTCGTCCTGCCGTAGCGGCGGCACCCCGATGTTGCCGTCGATGACCTGGAGGTGGGTCAGGTAGGTGGTGACGTCGGTTGCGCCGATTTTGTAGGACTCAGCCATTGACGCCTGCCAGGAAGGAAGCGCGCCTCAAGGCGCGGGGGAGGGACGTTTCAGCGCGCTCGCCGGGAGCGGACATGACGTTGATGGTGCCGATTTGGAAACCGCCGCCGCGGCCGGCGCCGGTGGGGGACATGCCCGCGAGGGGGTTGATGCCGCGGTTGAGCTGGGAGAACAGGTCGGCGCCGAACTGTTTTACTGCCGACCGGCGCATAACGAACTCGCCCGGCGCGAGCATGGCGGGGACCGTGTCCATGCCTCGGGACATGCCCCCACCGGCGAAGAACTGGGGCACCATGCCGCCCTTGGCTCCGTACCATTCCTTGGGCCAGCCACCTGGAGGGCGACCGTCGGGGAAGTTGAATCGGGTCGTGATGGTGATGTCCTTGCCGCGCAGCTTGTCCAGTTGTTGCTGAAGCGTAGTCACGTCAACTTCAGATGCGGCAAGGTCGTCAATGAGTGCCTGGAAGGGCTCAAGCATGGCGGCCCTAGTGGCCGAGCTCATCTTGGTGCGGTCAAACTGCTTGGCAAGATTAGTTAAGGCGTCCTGCGTGTACGCCACCTTGCCGAAGGCGGTTTCCTGAGACTCGGCCACCGCGGCGGTTGACTGCACGAAGTCAAGCAAGGCCTTGTTGTTTTCGCGGCCGGCCTTGGTGTTGTAGTCAAAGGTCTTGCCGTTTTCGTTGAGGCTCTTGCGTAGGTCGTCGATGGCGGCTTCGTAGTTGAGGATGGCGGTTGTGCGGCTGACGAACTCGTCCAGCAGGCTGACCTGCTCAACCAGTTCTTCGACTTCGCTTGCGGCCTCGCCGGCCGTGTAGCCAAAGGTTTCAATCTTCGGCACCGCGTCTTGTGCCGCTTCGCCAGCACCAAACGCAGCCTCGAGGAATGCCTGGTCGTTGCCGGTGAGGGCGGCTGATAGCTGCTTGACCATGCCGGTGGCCTTGTCAAGCGGGTTTATCATCCCGCCGACCTCGCCCTGGACGACATCGCCTAGGAGCCCGGCGCTGTCAAGGAAATCGTCAACGGCTTCCTTGGCGCCCATGATGCCCTTGGCGAGATCTATCAGGTCGCCGATGGAGTTGCCGACCGCTTCGCCTAGCGCTTCGGCGTCGTCCTTGAGATCCCGCAACCTCGCTGACAGGTCGTCCGCGCTGTCTCCGGCCCCGCCGAGAGAATTGACGATGCCGTAGCCAAACGCCTCTTGCACGTTGGCCGCTTCGGTCTGGAGGATGCGCAGGCGGCCCTCAAGGGTGCGAGCCTCCTCGTTGGCAAGCCCATCGAAACCGCTGGCGGCCTCATCAAGCGCAGCACCGAAGCCCTCAGTTGCCACGGTGTTCTGGTCAATCATCACGTTGTAGCGAGACAACGTGCCAGAGGCGCCGGTGGCGAGCGACTTGGACAGAGCCCGCACAACGGAGTCAAGCGAATTGTTTGTGCCAATGGCGATGTCCATCGCCTGAGCCATGCGGCGCTGGGCCTCGTCCACGTCCCCAGTCGCCTGGAGCAGCAGCCCCAATGCGGGGCGCAGCTGCTCGTCAGCGACGCCAGTCGCAGACTCCATATTGGCGATGAAGTCCTCAACGCCAGTCTGCCGGTGGGCCTGGCCCAGATTCTCCAAAGTCTTGGCAAGGACGGCAACAGTCTTTTGATCGGCGATGGCGGCCTTGACGCCGTCAACGCCGAGTTTGACTGCAAGCGCTCCGGCAGCGGCGGCCGCTGCCAGCAGCGCCGGTCCTAGGGTGCCGCGGAGACTGGTCGCAACCGCGCCCATCTTCCCCTGGAAGCCCTTGGCGTCGCGTACCGCCGACATCATGCCTTGGCGGAAGTTCTTGGTATTGGCGACTAGCGCGACCTTGAGAGTCCTACCCGCTGTCGCCATCAGCCCGCCTCAAACTTTCTCTTGACTCGGTCAATTGCTCTCAGCCACTCGCCAAGGGCGTCGCCTTTGTAGGCGCCCATCTTTTTCATCCAGCCGTAGCCAGAGCCGAACGCTCGAGGCATAGTGCCGCGGGCACCGGAGCGGCCCTGGTAGCCGGAGTTGGACGGGAAGCGCACGGTGGTCGGTGACGCGCCACCGCTGAACCGCCTAGCCCGCGAGCCGATGGACACCGAGGGGATGCGGTCGCGCGCGGCCTTGACGGTCGCTGCGATCTCAGCACCCCACGGACCCGCCTGGTCTGCTGCATCCTGGTACGCCGGGACCATCAGCCGCGTGGCAATTTCCTTGCTTGCCGTGCGCAGCTCGTCGTTGGCTTCCTTGTCCAAGCCACGAAGGTCACGCATCAGTTTGTCGAGCCCGTAAATCTGGACCTGAGCGGTTGCCACGGCTCGCCTCCCGCTAGGTCTTGTCCATCTGCTTGGCGCGGTTGGACAGGTAACGCGACATGGTGAAGATCATTCGGTCAGACTCGGCAAGCACCTGGGACGGCGCGATGCCGAACTCATAGGCCAAATGGACAATCAACCAGTGGGCGTTGTCGTATCCCCCAAAGGGGCGATCTTGGACTCCCCGACCTCGAGCTCGTCGACCCCTTCTAGCCAGGTCTCAAAGTCTGCGCTGGTCTTGCTGGTGCGCTTGAGGGCGTGCCACGCGAGCCAGCAGGCGTCGGTGAGTCGGAAGTCGTCGCCGAGCCTGGCAATCGAGCGGTCGTGCTCAAGCTCGAAGGCCACCTGGTCGGCGACGGAGGCCGTAGCCTCCGCCGCCGTGCCGTCGGCGTAGGTGATTTGGAATGCGATGCGCAAGGTGACTCCTAGGTTTAGGCGGAGAAGGTGCCCGAAGTGGACTTGGTGATCTCGCCGACCGCGGGCCACGTCACGTCGAACGTGGTGAGGTCGCCGACCTGCCCGCTCACCGGGGTCTGCTGGGAGCAGAGCACGGGGATGGTGTACATCGGCGCGGTGGCCGCTGCGGTGCCCTGCGTGGTCGCGGTGCCCGCGAGGACGACGACGTCAGCGGTGCCACCAAAGATCGTGGCGAGCGTGGCCGAGACCTTGCTGGCGTCGTAGTCCTGGTGGAAGCTGATGGTGACTGAGGCGTCCTTGAGGCCGGCGATGCGGCTGCGTGCCGCAGAGCCGAACGCGGTGGTCTCGATCTCGTCAACGGTCTCGGTGACCTCAACGCTTGCGATGTTTGAGGTGAGCTCGGTCCCGCCGACCTTCACCCGAAGATTCTTGCCGATGAACTTTGCCATTCCTGTTTCTCCTTAGCCGGCGGCAATGACGGTGACCGAGAATTCGGCCGTGTGGTAGGTGACGTCCCCAATGGCAAGTGAGCCTTGGCTGGTCATTGCGGTTACTCGGCAATCCAAGGCCGTGCCCCCGAGGGAGCGGTCGCCTTCGATTGCCGCCTTCACCGACGCGCTACCGCTTGAGGCGCAGTAGGCGTCGAGGTTGGTCTGTGATGCCCGGTCGGCTACGCGGCCGACGACGAGCGTGATCGTAAATTCGTATTCATCCGAGCCGCGCCCGAATGCCGTGTCGTAGGTGATCCGGCCTGGCATAACGATGGCGACGGGGGGCTGCGGGTTGTCGGGGATGTAGGACGAGGATCGAAGCCCGGTGATGGTGGCGAGCCTGGTGGCGAGCCCGGTGCGTAGGTCGGTGAGCGCGGTCATGCGACGCCCGTGAATTTGCGGTAGCCCTCGATGAGCTGCGCGACGTCGGGGTCTAGCCCGCGGCTGACGCGCATGATGCCCATGTCTCCGAAGCCGGCAACACCGAGCGGGGACTGGAGTCGGGTGAAGATTCTTGAGGACTGCAAGATGGTTGCCTGCGTGACGGTGACCGGGATGTTGGGCCAGCCAAAGACGGCCGTGACCTTGATGGAGTTTTCCGCGCCCGTCGGGAACGTGTAGTCGCCAATAGCGCGAATGCGGGTGTAGGGCCAGACGACGCCGCCAAGGTAGTCGTTGATCGGTTCCGGCTGGGCGTCGCCTTCGCCTCCGGCGGTGCCGATAGTCCAGGCGGTGTCGTAGACGCCATCTAGGCCGGTGGAGGTTTCCACGGCGGTGATGGAGCGTGCGTCGTCGATTTGGACGACGTAGGGGTTGTCGGTGTTGTAGTAGCGGGTTGCCGTGCCGGCGAGGATGAAGTTGCGTCCGCAGTAGGCGTCGATGAGCCGGGAGGCGGACTCGACGGCCATTTCGAGGAGGGCGTCGTCGGTGGCGTCGCCGGAGGCGATGCGCAGCGCACTCTTGATCTGCGCCAGAGTCGCGTAGCCGTTAGCAATTGCCACGGGGTTCTCCTATGTCCAGGCGTTATTGACAAGCCGTGTACGGTCCAGCACGGGCGTTACAGGGGCAGTCACGGTCTCGTAGCCAGGAGGCCCGCCCCATTTGTGGATGTAATAGGCCTGGTTCCTGGGAAATGTGCGCTGATTATGTGCGGCGTAGCCGCTGGCAATCGTCGCCGAATTGTCGTGCTTCGTGCCGCTCAAGAGGTTGACAACTGGCACGCCTGCCAGCAGGCAGCGGCGGCGGTAGTCATTGTCCTCAAAATAGATCGGATGGAAATTTTCGTCGAACCAGCCGACCTCATCCACAGCGGCCTGGTTAATCCCGAACGCGCCGAACTCGTACAGGCACGCCAGCCGCGGCTCGGTAACGTCCATTGCCTCGCATAGATGGCCAAGGTCGCCAGGGGCAAACTCAATGTCGGCGTTGACGATGAGCCACCACGGGGCGGCAGGCCTCGCGCGAATAATGAAATTCCATGACGCCGCGACCCCGAGGTTGAAGCCCGGGTCAATGTAGCTGACCAGGCGGCCCCTCAGCATCGCCCGCGTGCCGTCAGGGTCGCCGTTGAGAATCACCAGCGTTTCTGCCGTGTCAACGTCAACGGACTCAAGCATCTGCTCGGCCAGGTCGGCGCGGTTCAGGATCGGCACACCGAGGACCGGGATCATCGGGACCATTCCACCGTGTCGGCGATGATCTGCTGGCGGGACCGGGTCGGGTGCCAGCCCAGCTCAGTTATCGCTCGCGTCGCGTCAGGGAACTTCTCCGCCGCTTCCTTGAACTGCTCACCGTGCAGGCCGACCGGGTCAACGACTGTGACCTCCGCGCCACCGACATAGTCGGCGACCTCGTGGGCCAGCGACATCATTGAGCAGGTGTTTCCAGGGTTGCCGAGGTTGTAGTCGCGGTTGGTCTCGCCTTTACGCCAGGCCAGCCAAATGCCGTCCACGATGTCGAGGACGTGCGTCAACGCGCGGCGCTGCGTGCCCGGCGTGTAGACGGTGATGGGCTTGCCGGTGAGGGCCTGCTGCACCATGCGAGGCAGGACGAATCCGCCAGCGGGAGATTGGCGGGGACCGGCGACGTTGAACGGGCGGATGATCCGCACGTCTAGGTCGGCGGTGTTTTGGAGCATCACCTCGGCGGCGAGTTTGGCGGTCTGGTACTCCAGCCGCGCCCATGCGCCAGCCTCCACAATGCGAGGCATGGACTCGGCGCAAAGGCCTTGGTCCCCGCCGCCGTAAATCTCTGAGGTGGATACGTCGATCATGGGGACGCTGTCGCGCATCGCCCATCTGGCAGCTGCGCGCGAGCCGTCAATAACTTCAGGAGTGATGTAGCCGGCGCGGTTGAGTACGCCGACAGGGCCGACGGGGGAGGCTAGGTGGAAGACGACGTCGGCGCGGTCCTGCGGGACAACGGTGCGGCAGTCGGCCATGAGGAACTTGACCCGGCTGTCGCTCGGCCACAGCTCAGTCGCGCGCTGGCGCGTTGAGCGGCAATCGTCAATGACAAGGACGTCCATGCCTTCGGCAAGGCAGCGGTCAGCAAGGTGCGAGCCGATAAAGCCAAGGCCGCCTGTGATGACGGCGGTCATAGCAGGAACTCCAGCGCTGGCCGCCAGTATTTGTCGAACACGACGTCGGCGTCGTAGGTGGCGGCGAAGTCAATGGCCTGCTGGGATCGGCCCCGGCCTCGGGCGTAGGCGGCCTCGAGGCTGTCAACGATGGACGGCACTAGCGGGGTGAAGAACCAGCAGCCTTGAGCGACGTCCCAAGTCGGTTGGACGTCAACCAGCCAGCCATCGCCGACGAGCTCAGGTTGGGCGGTGGCGTTGGAGACGATCACGGGTGTTCCGCACGCCTGGGCCTCAATGGCGGGGATGCCGAAGCCTTCGCCGCGGCTTGGCTGGAGCAGGACGTCAGAGGCGGTGTAGATCGCCGCGAGGGCTTCCTTTGGAACGCCCATGCGGTAGGAGTACGAGTCCACTACGGCGACCCGGTCCGCGGGCACGCCCGTAGCGGCCATCAAGGCCCGCAGGTCAAGGCCAGTCATGGCCGGGCTGGGCTCGGTGTGGAGGTAGAGCCAGACGTCGGGGTGCTGCTGCATGAACATGCCCACCGCGAGGAATGACTCAGCGAAGGACTTGCGATCCACCTGGCCCTTATTTGCGGACACCATCGTGATGCACCAGGCGTCCTCAGGGACCTTCATCCATTGGCGCGCAGGCACCGAGCCGTCGCTGCCCTGCATGAGCTCGGTCGGCTTGAAGATCGTGGTGTCAACGGCGTGGGGCACGTACAGGGTCTCGACGTCGTGGCGCTCAATGGCGTCTTTGCCGAACTTGCTCATGGCAATCGGCGTCACGTTGGGTCGGGCAAGCCATTGGATGACCGGCGCGGGTGCGGGGTAGTGGTCGATGGGCACCCAGGAGGCGACGCGCTCGACAACGTCCCAGCCGCCGCCCTTGAAGACCCAACAGTCGAACAAGGTGATGACGAGCGCCTGGCGCCCGGTAGGTCGGCCCCAGTCCATCGCGTAGGCGGGGATGACGTCGTTGGAATAGACGTCGAGGCCGCGAGGGTAGAGCGGGATTCCTTCCCACTCCATCATGGAGCCTTCGAGGCCGTAGTTGCAGGCGACCGCTACTTCGTGCCCGGCTTGCTTGAGCCGCCGGGTGACTTGCTGCGTTTGCTCGCCGTAGCCCGTGGCCGTGAAGGGCGCGTTGCTTGCCCAGATGATTCTTCGTAGATCAGTCCGAGGCGGAGCAGGATTTCCCGCTCGGGCGGCGGCACGTCGAGCGGGGTTCCCAGAACGTGCCGCGTTTGAGGCTCTTTTGGCTTTCGTGGCATGGGCCACCGTTTCTCCTTGGGGTGCGCAGGGGGTGTGACAGGCCCCGCCCCCCTGCGCAAAGGCGGGGCCTGTCACGTCTTGGGTGCCTCAGATCAGGCGGTGCCGCCCACGAAGTGCTTGACGTGGGACGTCTGCGGCAGGTTGCCGTCGACGCGGATCTGGAAGCGGAGGGTGACCTGCCCGGTGTTGAAGGCGAAGTCATCCGAGCGGGCAACGTCGATGCCGCCCACGGTGCGGACGTAGTACGACGGGAAGTGACCCGCGAGCACGGACTTGGCCGCGGAGCCGACCGACGCCATTGCCGGGTTCTCAATCAGCGGGTAGCCGAGGATTGAGTCCGGGGTGCCGGGCTGAATGCTCGGCACGAAGACGTAGTCGCCGGACGACGTCTTGAGCTTGCGCATGGCGCCGATGCTGGAGCCGTTCGCCATGACCCCGAACCCGGGGAGGCGGCGAGCTGCACCGTCGAGGGAGTAGACCAGGTCGATGAGGTCGTCGGCGGTGAAGTGGCCGGTGCCAGCGGTCGCGGTGGCGGTGCCACCGGTCTTGCCAGCGCTGGATGCGACCACGATGCCGTTGGGCTCGGGGGTCGCGGCGGTGCCCAGCGTGAGCCGGTCGTTGACCTTGTAGCCGATGGCGTTGCCGGCCTGCTGGCCGAGGAAGCCGATGACGTCGATGTTGCTGTCGGCCAGGAACTCCTGCGAGACCTGCACAATGAAGGCGTACTTGTAGGCCTTGAGCGTGGTCTTGCCGAAGCCAGGGTCGGACTCGTCGATGGTGGCGGCCTCAGCCTCGTACCCGGCCGTGGACCAGGAAGCGAGCGACGGGAGGACCAGATCCTCACCGGCGGCGGTGTTGAGGATGGTGACGACGCTCGGGTCGAGCATCGGGCCGACGAGGCGGGCCTGGTCGATGACGACATCGGAGAACGACGTCGGCACCGGGGCGTTGCTGCTGGTCTTGGCAATGTCGCGCTTCTCAAACTGGAACGAGTGGGCGCGGCGCTCGCCAGCGAGCAGCTGGCGCAGAATGTCGGCGTCGGTCTCGGCGGCCGCGGTGCGGGCCTCAACCGGGCGGACGACGTCCTCGAGCCCACGCATGGACTCGGCGATCTCGCGCTCGCGCTTCTCAGCCTCGAGCAGCGTGTCGATGGTGGCGCGCTTCTCGTCGAGCTCCGCGAACGTGCGGTCGACGAACTCGCGCTCCTCGGCGGACAGGTCGCGGCTCTCAGCGGCGGCCTCGTCCATCTTCGCCTTCGCTGCGTGGTAGGCCGCCTGGCGGTCCTCCACGAGCTTCTTCAGGTACTCGGACAAAACAGTTCACCCCTTTCTGGGGTCTCGGTGTTGGAATGCGCAGGTGGTTCATTGCGAATCCCGCCGAGGCTCCTCAGAGCGGGGACCTAGCCGCGGCTCTCGCGGCCAGGAAGTCTTAGGCCTTGAAGGCCAGGTCGAGCTTGGTCTTGAGCAGGTTGATCTCGCTGGGGTCGTGGGCGACCGGCTCGACCTCGGGCTCGGCCTGCGGCTCCGGCGACAACTTCGCCACCACCGCGGACAGCAGCCCGGCCTGGTCGAGTGTCAACGTCGCCCCACGCTCAAGGGCCTCAAGCGCGCCGTTAAGTGCGTCGGCATCCTCGCCCGTCGCCTCGGCCAGCATGTCCAGGCTGCGCACAGCCGCGCTCGTGGCTTGGTACGCGGGGAAGGTTACGATGCTGGTCTCATGCAACCGGACCTGCTGAAGCGTCCGCTGCGAACCGTCCTCGCTCCACTTGTCCCCACCGCGAGGAACCGAGAAGCCGAAGCTCATAGAGTCGATGACGCGGGGGTTGCCTCCACCGCCGAGCAGGACCGCCAGGTCGCGGCCATCACTCGTGTCCGGCAACGTCGCCTTCACGAGCAGCCCGCGGCCATCCTCCTCGAGCGTCATCGTCTTCGACCGCGTCGACGCCAGTGGGCGGGCCGGGTCGTGATTCACCAGCAGGAAGACGTTGTTGCGGGACTTCAGCGAGCGACCAAAAGCCCCAGGGGCGATGGTCTCAGTGAAGGGCAGGGGCTCGCTGGGGGAGTTGAACACGGCGGCGTATCCCTCGAAGCTCATACCTTCGGGGGCTTCGCGGACCTCAAGGTCGTCGACCGTGAACGTGCGGGTTTCCATCTTTGCCATGCTTCGTCCTTCTTCCTCGCGGATGCGCTCGGCCTCGCGCTCCAGCCAGCGCCTCGCAGGCTGAGGGTCGGTGGGGTCGATGCCCCAGAGGTAGTGCGCCACGGCTCCGGCGCCTGGATAGTCGGGGTGGTTGCCGTCGCTGTTCTGCGGCGCCTCGAGGTCGACCTCGTGGCGAGCCGCCCAGGCGTTGGCCCGGATGACCTTGTCGTCGGACATCTGCCCGTCAGCGATCAGACGGGCTTCACGGATAGTGCTATCCGCTAGGCCGTCTCCGCCGTAGCCCTCAGCCCGAAAGGCCAAGCCCTTGCGGGCTGCGGATGCCATGTAGCCGGGGACCTCGGGCACGACTAGACCTGGGCGTTCTCGGCCGGCTGCAACTGGTTAGACGCCAGCCCCGTATGAGTAATTGAGGGGAGACCAAGCGCAGACAGCACGCCAGCAGGGTCATACCCAGACTGCACAAGCTTCGCGGCCATCTCCACCCGCTCGCGCTCCTCAACGATGCTGGCCGAGCTGACCGCAATGTTGGCAAGCGGAACTCGAGGAACGTCGCCGCCCTCAACGGGCCGCATGTCCATCAGGCCGCGAGCCTCGTTGACGCTCATGTATCCGGCCTGCAACGCGGTTGAGAAGACCTGCGCTTGGGTAGCGGAGTCCCCGCGAAGCAGCCCGTCCATGTTGACGCGCAGGAAGGAATCACCAGGCAGTAGCCGGTTGTGGGCTTCCTCGATGGCGGCGATGAGCGGGGTGAGTGAGTAGCGGGTGAACTGAATGGCGTTGTGCTCAACCGATGCGTAGGACATCGCGCCGGGAGTGTTCAATCCGATCATGGACGGCGGCACACGGAACACCCGCGCTACTTCCTCGACCGCGAACTGGCGGCTCTGCAACATCTGAGCCTGCTCGCCATCCGAGCCCGTCTTCGTAAACTTCGCCCCACCAGACAGCACCCCAGGACGGTGAGCCTTCTTCAGACCCTTGTGCCCGGCCTCAAACGAATCGACCAAATCCTTGGCCTGCTCCTGCGTCAGATTCCCGGGGAACTCGATGATGCCGGAGGTGTTGGCGCCGTTGGAGAAGTAGCGGGAGGCGAACTCGTCCAGAGCCTTGGCGAGCCCGAGGGTCTGCTTTAACTCGTCCACGCGGCTGACGCCCTTGAGTGAGCCGGGCCGGCGCATCTCGGGAATGTAGAGAACGTCCTCGCCGGGCAGGATTGCCTGGCCGCCGTCGATCACGAACTCGCGCAGCCGCGTTCCCGGGTTACGGCGAATGTCCACGCGGGTCGGGTCAAGCGGCTGCAACGCCACAATCTCGCCAGCGCCATTGCGAAGGATCTGCACGACCGCGCCATGGGACAGCAGCATCGACACGACGATCTGCTTGTAATACTCAATGCGGCTTGAGCCGGGGCCCTCGGGTTCGTACACCCAGGCAGGCCGGGGACGGAAAGGAAGCCGGTTGCCGTCACGGCGAATGAACGTGTCCACCGGCAACGTCGAGATTGTGTCCGACAGCAGCCGCACGCACGCGTAAGCCGCACCAATCTCCAGGGCGTTCTTCTGGTTGACGACCGTGCCGGCCCAGGTGGCAAACCCAGACACGTCGATGCCGGAGCCCCATACCTGCTGGTAGGAGAGGTTGCGCTCCTCAATCGGCTGACCGCCGAGCAGCTTTCCAAGCATCAGAGGCCTCTCTCAAGTGCAACACCGAAAGCCAGCGCGCAGATGCCAGCGACAACGAAACCGATCCAAGGCGCCACAAGCGCGGCACCGACGATGAGCGCGACGCAGCCAACGATCTGCAAAGCGAGGGCAATGCGCATGAACGCTCCTAGACTGAGAAGAATCCGGCGACCGGTGCCTCGGGCTCCGCCTCGCGGCGGTGAGTAGCACGGTCAAAAGCGATAAGGGCCGCGACAGCGGCATCGATCTTTCTGGGGGAGCCCCTGTGCTCTTTGACTACTCGGGGCCCTTTCTGGTCGGTACGGATGACGCAGTTCGATAGGTGCCGGGAAAGAGCGGGAGCATGATCGTGCGACACCTCGCCTGATACCACCGCGTCAAAGAACTTGGCTGTCGCTGGCACCATGCGAGCTGGGCTCGACGATGGGTACTCAGTAATCGGAACGCCGGCGTCGGCAAGCGCCTCCATGCTTCGCTGCCAGCGGTACGGGTCGCACGCCACCTCAACAACATTGAGCCGGCCGCACGTCTCCAAGATCCGCGCCTCAACCCCGCCAATGTCCACCCGCCAGTCATCACGGTCGCCGGGCTGCTTCTCCCAAAGATCGACCAACCAAACGCGGGGAATGTCCTCAATCGTCACGCCAACAATCGCCGTCGTGTCACCCGAAAACGAACCATCAAACCCCAGGACCACCGGTGTCGCGTCATCCACGGGCGCCATCTCAGGCAGCTGCTCCCAAACACCGTGAGGCAACCAAGCCTGCTGACTCGACACGAACACGTTGGTCCGCTTCGTGCGGAACTCCGACTCCGGTGTCCGCTTTACCGACGACTCAAAATCTTCAGGATCTTGGATGTCACCGTAACCAGGATTGGCGAGTTGCCAATTCTTTGGGTCGCGGTGGTCGCAATCCGAGTCCGCTTGCCACCAGGCAGCAAAAAACGAAGCATCCTCAACCTCCTTCGCCGCCACCCGCTGCGCGTACTGATAAAGGCCATAAGCGACCGAATCCTGCCCGGTGCTGTCCGTCCTAACGCCAGCAGTAGTGATTGCCAAGGTGAGCGCGTCGTAACGGGCCGCCTGGGCCAGCGTCATCACGTCCCACAGTTCACGATTAGGCGCCGCATGCAGCTCGTCATAAACGACCAGAGTCGGCGACAAGCCTTCCTTCGTGAACGCTTCCGACGACAACACCCGATAAACCGAGCCCGTCGACGGAATCTCAATAGCGTCGCGATACAACTTCGCCTGCTCGGCAAGCTCAGGCGACATCTCAACCATCTGCTTCGCCGAACCAAACACAATGCGGGCTTGCTCACGGTCGGCGGCGCACGAATAGACCTCACCGCCTCGAGGCCCCATGAACAGGCCATAAAGCGCGATGCCTGAGCCCAGCGCGGACTTCCCATTCTTGCGGGCCAGTCCGACCAAGGCGACCTTTGCCCGGAGGCGTCCATCCTTGCGACGAGCCCACAAGTGATCCATCAGCTTGGCCTGCCAAGGACGCAGCACCAATGGCTCACCGGCACGCCCACCGACAGAGTCCTTGACCTGAGGACATAGCTCCTGAATGAACTCGGTCACCAGGGGACCATCGCCGCGCTTGATGTCCGCGGCGGGGACAGGGGTCAAGATGGCCGGCGGCCACCCCGGGATCTTCCTGGGTGCCATGCGCAGCGGCTCCAGAGGTAGGGTCTAAGCAAAGGGGGACAACATGGGTCTATTCAGCAAAAAGCCAAAGTCCGAGCCGACACCAGCAGCGCCCATCGACCTCGGCGACCCCGCCGCAATCGGATGGGACATAAAAACTCGATGGGACGACAGCCGAATCATCGACGTCGTCGGAGAATCGCAATACGTCCCAAACCTCAAGCGCATCGCTGCCGCCAAAAACGCAGCCGCCGAAGGCAAGGCTCGAGCCCGACAATTCGCCGTGGCGACACTTGTGCACGAGCCCGACAATCCGCACGACAAGAACGCCGTCAGAGTCGACATCGGCGGGCTCACCGTCGGCTACGTCAAGCGGTCTCAGGCTAAAAACCTTGGCCCCAGAATTGCCAAGCGAGGCGGCACCTACCAGACGCTCGCCGACGTCAACGAAGGACGAGTCCTATCGGTCACCTGCTGGATGAAAGCAGGCGAGCCCTAAGACTTCGGGCGCTTTGCTTGCAACTTCTCCAGCGTCGAAGCGGCCTTGACTTCGGCCAGACCCAAGCGGGCGCGGGCCGTCGGATTGAAACCAAGCTGCGTCAACCAGTCCGCAATCTCACGGTTCAGTTCACGCAACTGCTTGCGGGCCTCCGTCGAGGACTCGGCCACCGGCAGCAGGCGCTCACGCTCCTCAAGCGACTCGCGCAGCATCGCCAGCTGCACCGAGTCGGTGCGTGCGAACCAGGCCGAGCCAGCCTCCATGATTTCAGCGAACAGGTCCGACGCCGGCTTTTGATACGGCGCCAAAGTCACGGGCTCAACGGCGACCAGGGCGCCGCGCTTGTGCCGCGAGGCGTCAAAGGTGCCGGTCCGCTTGTGCTGCTCAACTGGCTTCGGAGGGCGACCGCGTGGAGCCATCGCAAAACCTCCAAAGTCAATTCCGAATTTTGCGGCGGTGTGCGAAAGAGTGGCGCGGGGTGTTCCGTCACTCAATTCCGCTGAGTTTCCGACCCACCCCGGAGGTATCCACCGGGGGTCGGTTGCCCCTCGCCGAGTTGCATGAGCGGTGTGCTTTGGCAAGGGGTGACGCTGGGTCACCAGCGTTGATGTGGTCAGCAGTCCAGATGTCGCCGGGCTCGAGGTCGTAGCGTCCGCATAGCCAGCACGGGCCGGGGGATTGGCGTACTTGCTTGGCTCGGCGTCGGTAGTCGCCTTCGTAGTGGGGCCGGACCCTGGCCCGGTCCTTGGCCCGGCGACAGTTGAGGCATCTGGTGTTGCCGGCTGGATCGAGGGTGCCGCAGTCCAGGCAGGGCCGGGGGGGTTTAGCCCTCGGGGTATTCATCGGGGAAGACGACTCGAGTCTCGCGCCGTGGACCTGACCGGGCGATCCGGTTGCGCTGGTCAAGCAGGCCGTCAGTCCAGCGACGCCAATGCTCGTCCCGCTTGGGGTTGAGTGACGTGTAGACCAGGGCCTCGTCGATCTCGTCAAGGCTGACAATGGGCGTGGCAGGGTCGGGGTTATTGGCGCGGGTTTTTGTCTGCTGCGCCATGTCCTCTCCCTGGAATGCAAGAACCCGGCAGCCGATGTCGGCTAACCGGGTGAAGGCATACGTGCCCACACCGAGTATGAAGTTGATGATGCGCATTGTCAAATGGCCTGCGTCATCAGACCAAGGCGACGCAGCTCGGTCTCGCCCCAGGTCTCGCCGCACTTGCGGCACGTGACGCTCATGCCGCCGTACCTGTCTTGGTAGAGCTTGCCGCCGCATTCGCCGTCTTCGGGATGCACGACCGGGCAGGTGCCGACGGGTCGGGGTGCATGGTCGCCAATGGCTGAGTGGAGCGCTGACTTGACCTGCCGGATCTCGTCGGCGAAGTCTTTGACGAATGGCTGGGTGATTATCCATTCGATGTGGGCTAGGAGGAGCCCGGCTTCTGAGGTGACGGTGGCTGGGCGGCGGCAGGGCTCGAGGTTGCGTTCGTCCCTAACGAGGGTGGCCCAGGCTTCGAGCATGGCTAGGACGGGGACGATGTCGCCGGGGTAGCGGTAGGCGGTGCGTTTGTCGAGGAGGGCCACGACGTCGAGGCGGACGGGTGCTGGTGGGTCTACGCGCTTGCCTTTGACCTGGTGGCCGTCGTCGACGGCGGTTCCTGGTTCGTAGAAGTGGGGGAGGAGGGCGTAGGTGATGACGATGTCGTCGATGCTGTCGGTGAGCCAGCGCATGTGGCCGTGGCATGTGAGGGTGCCGTTGGCTGCGGTTTTGGGTTCGCGGTGGGGGAGGTGGCAGTTGGTGGTCAATTGGTCTCCTAGAACGGTGGTGGGCCGTCGGTGGGTGGCGGCGGGTTGAGGGGGGTGGGTCTGGGTTGTGTGCCGTAGGTGGTGCCGCAGGTGTGTTGGGCGTGGCGGTGGGTTTTGTCGGGGTGGCGGATGTGTTCGAGGTGGCGGCGTCGGGCGATGCGGTCGGGCCAGAGGTCGTATGTGGGGATGCCGGCGAGGAGGGCGGCGTATTCGGTGTGGTCGTCGAGGATTTGGGGTTCGAGGTCGGTTTGTAGGCCTTGGATGGTTCCGGTGATGGTGATTGCGCCGCATTTGCGGCAGGTGTTTGCGGTGAACTTGTGCGTGTCGTGGCGGCGCCTTGATTCCCGGTTCCCCCCTATGGGGGGGGGAACGGGAAACAGGCCAGGCAACTTCGGGGAATCAGTGGGAATCATGGGGGGAATCACCGGGAATCACCGGGAATCAGTGATTCCCTCGGGGCTTGTCGGATGCTGTCTTGATTCCCGCTCATGCGCCCTCTAATCGGACAGCAGTGAAGGTGGTCGGCAAGGTGCAATAGTGCGTCCACACGGCCTTGGTGAAGGTGATGTCTTTGAACGCAACGCCCATGTCCCGGGCCATTTTCTTGGCTTCCCGCACAGGCAGGTCGGCTTGCTTGGGGACGTTGTGCTTGACCAGTTCGTCAAGGAGCTCGTCGCGTTTGGCTCGGTGCCCATTGCCGACAACCTCGTGCCTGAGCGGGTCCTCGAGCCGGCGGATGGTGAGGGAGCGTTCGGCGATGGGCAGGCGGTTGGCTTCGCAGACGAGGTCGAATAGGTCGTCGCTGGCTTTGCTCATGCGCCAGACGGCGTCGACGTCGCCCGATTTGGCGGACCCGCCGCGTTGGCCTTTGGTTTCGTCTTTGCCGGAGTGGTCGAGGCGGATGAGGGCCACGCCGGCCTGCTTGAGTTTCAGCCCGGTGTGGCGGAAGAAGTCCAGCCAAGTGTCGTTTTCGTTTTCGTCGCCGGCGATGGATCTGCTGACGGTGTCGATGATGACTACTTCGGCGCCGTAGACCTCGATGGCGGACATGAGTTCTTGGCTGCCTTTTTCGCTGTCGAGGCTGGCGAGGTTTGGGTAGGACAGCAGGGTCAGGTTGGTGAGGTCTGCTGGGCCGTAGCCCATGTTGATGAGTCGTTGGCGAATGTCGGTGCGGGGGTCGTTCTCGAAGTCGACGTAGAGGAGTCGGCGGGGGGTGGGGGTGATGCCGAGGACGGGGCGCCCTGAGGCGATGGCGGCGGCCAGCTCGAGCATGAGAAGGGATTTGCCGACTTTGGGGGCGGAGTAGAGGGCGATGAGGCGTCGCGCGGGAAGCAGGGGCTCAATGATCCAGTCTTCCTCGGTGTCGTCGAGCCAGAGAGCGTGCCAGTCTTGTGCGGGCAGGTGTTCGAGGACGTATTCGCGGCGTAGTTGCGTGTCGTGGTCGACTTGCTCAGGGTTGGCGGGGGCGTGTTCGGGTGGGGTCCAGGCCGGCAATTCGGGGTGCGCTTGCTCGATGCCGTAGCCCTGGTCACGCAGGTGGCGGCTGGCGGCCTGTAGGTCGCCGTCGTGGTTGTAGTGGGCATAAACGTAGAGCTTGCTCATGCCTTCGTTGGCGGGGAGATTGGTGGAGGTGGTGAAGACGTACAGGGGGCCGTCTTCGAGGCTGGTGGCGCTGGTGCCTTCGCGACGGTCTTTGCCGGGTCGGGTCCAGTGGGTGCGCTCGTCGGGGGCGGTCCAGTTGTATTGCCATCCGTGGGGGGTGAGGATGTCGGCCCAGCTGGTGCGGTGGGCCCAGTCGTCCCATGGGGTGAGGTCGGGGGCGCTTGCGCGGGGTGTCTTTGGCTTAGGGGGTTCGGTGGGGGTGTCGTGGTGTTGGTGGAGGGCTTCGCCGATGAGCAGGTGCAGGAGGTCGCGTTCTTCGCTCGTGATGTCGGGGGTTTTGGCGGGGGAGGTGTTGGGTTGCAGGGTGTAGACGCTGCCTTGGCGGTGGCCTTTTCGGGCGGGTGTGGGGGCGACGATGACGAACCCGCCTTGGCCTCGGGTTTCGGCGACGACTTTGTCGCCGTTCATGGCGAGTTTGGTGTTGCCGAGGGCGGGGCCGTCGCTGATGCGCACGAAGACGTGGAAGCCGCCGCCGGCGCTGGTTTCAGCGCAGCCGTGGAAGACGCGGTCGCACAGTTCGGGTAGGCCGATGCTGGCGTATTTGGTGAGGGCTAGGTCGATGATGCGGCTGATGCGGTCGGCGAGGTCTTTTTCGGGTCCTTCAATTTCGAGCATTTCGACGTTGCCGGATGCTTCGCCGCAGATGACGCCGATGCCGGTGTATTGCCCGGTTGTGATCCATTCTTCGGTTTGCTGCCAGGTGGGGCGTTCTTTCTGAAAGCGGGCCCAGTATCCGGCAGGGCGTTTGCCACCGTCCTCATGGCTGGGTACGACGCAGTAGCCGGCGTCGTACCAGTTACGGGCAGCCTTGAGAAGTTTGGTGGTCACGGTGCTCCTTTGCGTCAGGGGTGTGCGTGGTCCCCACGCCCGGCTTGAACGGGCTGCTCACCTGCGCAGGTTGAGGGTGGGGGGCTCGGAGTTACTACAGGCGATGCTGGAAGTAACTCAAGAATTCGCTCGGGCTAAGCCATCCGGCGCTGGAGTTTCCAGACTCGGGGTCCTTAATGACTGAAATGTTGCCTTCGAGGTCAATTTCTAGGCGCCTGCTGCCATCACTGGCTGACTCGTACTCGGGTCGATAGCCAAACAACCCATCGACGAGCAGGCCAGACTTCTTGTGAGTCAATCGGCCATCGATGGACTCAATAGTGCGGTCAAGCTTTTGAGCGCATTCGGCCATGCTGTGTCCCTTGACCATGTAGTCAAGCAGCAGCTTCTTCTCGGCTTGCGTCCAAAACGTTCCACCTTGCCGAGCAAGCAGGCGTGCCGAGGTCTTGCGCTTCTTGTGGTGCCGAACTCGCGACTCCGGCTTGCCTGTTGGGAGTTCAAGTGAACTCGGCAACTCGCCTAGAAGCTGCTCCCTGATTAGGGGCCGCAGCTCGTCGGCGATCACCTCCCTGACGAGGTCGCGCAGGTTTAGTGTGCTCATTACTTTCTCGCCCCCAACTTGCCGAGTGCGGCGGCCAACGCGGGGTTGCCGGAGTCCTTGGCGAGCTGCTCAACCTCCGGCTCGCTGAACTGGTTGCCGGCGAGGCTGTCGAGGTAGGCGGTGGCGGCCTGGACGCAGTCGCCGTCGGTGGTGGCGTCGATGAGGATCCACGGCGCCGACTGGCCGGGCTTGGCGGTGCCTTTGCCGAGCACGGCGAGCACCTTTTGGCCGACGCGGCCCTTGAGTGATCCGACGAGCACCTTGGGGAACCAGAGGACGTCTTCGTAGGTTTCGGTGTCGGTGATGTCGTGGATGGTGACGCGGACGGCGTCTTTGTCGCCCATTGAGGTGGGGATGGAGGCGACGTACTCCAGGGGTTCGACGACGAGGAGGTGTCCTTCGAGGTCGGCGGGGCGGACGTCGGAGCCGCCTCCGGCGGCGGGTGCGGTGAATACGGTCATTGCGGGTTCTCTCTTTCTATGCG